AATATGAGCCATTGCCCGACATTGAAACGACCGAGCCTATCGCATATCGTAAAATGATGGGAATGGTCGAAGTAAACGAAAAAACACTGCTAAACAATCCCGACCTATACCGCTGCTATTTCCATCTCAATGACGCACGTAAAGCGGTTATGCTGTCGATCGTGTATCAAATTGGTATCTATGGTCTACTCAAGTTTAAAAAGCTGCTGGCAGCCCTAGAAACGGCATCCTACGACAAGGCCGCTGACGAGATGCTTAACTCGCTAGCAGCCCGTCAAACGCCTGCCAGATGGAAGCGCAACGCGGAACAAATGCGCTCAGGAGAATTGAATGCCTTTTATAAATCTTAAGTTTACCGCAATAGCTATTTTCCTATGCGCTCTTGCAGGATTCGCTTTGCGCTTTGATTACTTGAGCGAAAAAGTAGATGCGCAGAAAGTTGAGCTTGCACAAAAAACCGAACAGCTAAACGCAATAAACGAAACGCTAGAATTAGAGCGCGAGGCTTTGCTTGTAGCAACTGAAAACCGTGCTAAATATTATCTACAGTTGGAGTCAGCAGAAAATGAAATCAAAACTCTTCGCGCTCGCGTTGATTCTGGTGCTGCCAAGCTGCGCATCAAAGCCACCTGCCCGACAATTGCCGCCGATAGATCCAGCGATAACCAAGCCGCTCCCGAACTTACAGCAGACGCTAGACAGGCTTATTTCGATCTCAGACGCGAAATGACACAATGCCCCGCGCAGTTAAATCTGTGTATTAAAACTTTGCAGGATGACCGTAAATGACCCAACCAAACCAAGACCTGCGCTTCCTTGTTGTGAATGCGGATGGCACTAAGAATAGCTTGTACCCTCTTGGGGATAAGTTTCCAGTAGTTGAGACTATGACGTTGACAGGTATCGAACTAGGTACATTGCCAACTACAATCTTCCATTGCAGAGTAGCTGGCGGCGATCTTGCGCCTGTAGTCGCAAACAGCCCAGAGATTGGGGATTGGGCTACGCTTTCATCTGGCTCGCTGGTAACACGCACATCTGTCGTCAATGGCCGTCCGTGGATTTGTTTGCGTGACCCGACAAGGGTTGCAGAGTCAACAGAAAACAGGACTTACGCAACTTTTACATTTAGTGGGACACAGAAATTCTACTTCTCCTACCGATTAGCTGACGATCCCACAAAAATCATGGTTGGGGCAAACTCCGTTGGTGCAGAGGTGACGCAAACAGCGTCTATTTTCAAGCCTGCATGGTTTGGAGAGGATAATAACACCCCTGAAATTCCAGATATTGTTATTGGAACATGGAGCGGCGGGGGCGCGTTTGTTTCTGGCAATACAAATCAACCACTTAAAGCTGTTGGGGGTGGGCAGTATTATTACCCCGCTATAGACGGACGCCCGTTTAAGATTGGGTCAAGCTTGCTTAGGGGTTACTATCAGTCAGGGCAGGAAAGTAGTGCAGGAGCCAAAGACGCGTGGGTAGAGCTATCACAATCCTCACATGGTGGCACATCTATTGCTGGGGCTTTAGGCGATCCATACTCTGTTAACTCTGCAGGTACGGGGATGGTTGATTTTAATTATTACGAACTGATGCTTGGAAAATATTTTGGCAATCTCACCAATGGGACTAACGCAAATATTCAAGCTCTTTATGCGGATATTTATATGAGTAGCTCACGTACTCGCGTTATCGCAGCAAATAACGCAGTACTGGCAAGCGCAACTGAGTCATACGATATACCTCTGCTAACACTAAACAATACAACAAAAGTTATCACCTACGCGCCACATACTCGTGAGGCTGCAATGCCGTACCGGCATGTGATTATTGACACAAACCCGTTGGTAGCAGCAACCATAATTCAAAATGTGAGCTACGTATAATGACTACAGTAAACTTTGATTTTACAGGTATTGGTATTGCTCAGGAATTAAGTAATTTTGAGCCACTGTTTGCTAAACTTCCAAACAGCTCCACTAATACAGTTGTTGGGGGCACCACCGCTGGTACACTAAGCTGGGTTGGAATAAACGGAACGCCAACAACTTACGGGTATGAGACCAGTAACGTGTTGCACAGTTTTAAAGTGACATACGCTGCGACCGGGCTTTCGGGGAGTATGCTCACGTGCTGTGCACGTATCGTAGACTACAGAAACATGTTGGCACTGAGGTTCTCAGCATCAACAACTCTAGAGCTGGTCATTCTGACAAACTCCACACCAACAACAGACTCTACGTGGACTGTTACTCGTGGGGCAAATGACACAATTGAAATTATTGTAGAACCTAGCAATGTCATTCGTGTCAAGTTCAACGGCTCTTATTTAACATTTCCAAGCACTGGAACAACCAGTAAGACAATAGCAACTTTCGCTGGCGCAACTAAAGTTGGTTTCTGTGCTCGTTCTAGTGCCGTTGCAAACGTTATTACAGCCGCAGAGATTAACTTCGCCCCGCCTACATCAATCGTCAATATTAATGGTGGAACAAACAGCGTACAGATCGGATCAAGCGGAAACACAGCAGAAACAACGGGATTAACAGCGGTTACAGCAGCATCACTAAACGGTGTTGCCATGACCTCGGTAGCGGGTTCTAGCAGCCCATGGACGTTCTCTTGCCCACCATTAACCGATAGTGCCGTGTCGCCATATCCGAGCGGTACATTCTCCATCACTGGCGCAGAAGGTTCACCTACACTAGCAGGTGTTGCGGTTACGCTACCAAGCTCGCTTACTTCTGTAACTTTAGCTGGTACATTAAACACAACTAACACAGGGGTGCTTCATGATTTTAGCCCTGCTGCTGTTGTCACAGATAGAATATTTTACCCGCCTGTGCCTGCGGTTGGTAAGTACGTAACAATAGACGCGCAAGGGAATATCGATACCGACTATTTTGGTGTTTTTGAATGTTGGCACTGGCAAGCAAGCACAGGAATAACTAGAAGTTATAATGTAGACACTAGTGAAGCATCTACTGGATCTACAGGTCTAACATCTGTAGGCCTAACGTCAGCCGGATTGACTAACGCAGGCCTAACTAGCACAGGTCTTTAGTGAAAGAAATCGCGCAAGGATGCGTAGATTTCGTTGGTGTTATTGTTGAGTGTTGCGTGGCGATTTTTGCCGATATTTCGCACTAATATATAAGCGTAGTAAATAACCGCATAAGCAGCTACGCCTCCAAAAATCCAGAAAAAAGCAGTAAATCGCAATGGTGTATCTGAATTTATTAGCGCATCTAAAATTGCAAAATAGCTTGCGATGGTCGATACAGATATTAAGAACATTATTAAAAACTGAATTCTAGTTAGCATTTTGCTCACTCCACAATTTTGCATTATCGTTGATTTTTGATGCGTACATAAGCGCATCATCGTAGTGTTTAATCATCCCGCCGCCGATCTTTGCCCAGCCACCACGTATGCGGCAAAACAATACTCTTGCCTCGCCGATGATAACGTCTTTTGCGCGCTCGTCGATTAGTGATTTTTCCGTTGGGTTTGCGAACTGGCTTGTAATTCCTACCATGATATTCTCCTACTTGTCTTTTATTTTAGATAGCACAAGATCATAACCTTCTTGTGTCACCATGCCTGTTAATATCGTTGTAATCGAGTTCAAGCTTTGGGTTTTAACCACGCGCCAAAACTTGTCGACGTCCCGCAATTGTAAAAGCACATCTAATAACTCAATAGCATCTTTACGTTTTTTTACGTTCAGCCGCAGCTCGTCAATGATGATCTTTTTCTCGTCATCATCACTCACGCCGCTCACGTGTTTATAGCCAAACTTTTCTAGCTTTGACTCCAGGATACGGTTTCTCATTTGCTCTGTCGCAAAGTTCGCTTTGTACCGCAATTTGCTTTTTTCGCTAGCTGACAATTTACGCTCTAGTTCAGCGCTTTGCTTGCGCTCATATTCGAGCTCTGCGATTAGTTCAGAATAGTTGATTTGTACGTGTGCGTTCATTTCTTCTTTTCCTTTTTTGGCAATGACTTAATCAATGTGTCATCTTTTGGATTGTATATGTACATGTGGCCGTTAATCTTTACGCCCCCGTAATGGCGGGCAATGCTGAATTGAGTCTGGCTTACGTTGTAGATGATTTCTGGTAGAAGATCGGGCATGGGTCACCTATAGAATATATTTATCGTGTTCGTTAGCGAATTCTTTTACCGCGTTTTCAATCCAGAGATTAGCTTTTGCGCACTTCTCTAGCATTTCTTTTTCGATTTCCATATCACGTGTATAGCGCGCTACAGTTATGCGGTGGTGTGCTGGTATGGCGCTGTCAATAACATGTATTGAACGGTCGTCCCAAGGCTTTAAAAGCTCCTCTGGCGTATCTATTGCGCAATAGGCTATCTCCCACTCAGGCAATTCAAACAGGCACATATAGCCTCTAGCCTGCCACTCGTAGCCCTTCTTATCGGCATCCTCAGCGCACAGCGGGAAGGTAAGCAAAGACCATGCGACCTTAATGTCAACGCCTTTTTTGGAATGCGCAGCGACTAAATCAGGCTCGCCAGTGATTATCCCGTTATTGCGGCGGCCATCACTTTCAACCTTTTTCAGGTCATACAGAAACACATCGTTGTAAAGCTGAATTCCAGCATCCTCACACATGCGCCCTTTTTGGATTGCTTGCACATCATCCAAATTTTTGCGCACGCCGAATAGAATCTCGCGCACAGTTTCCATCATGGCGACTTTGGCCGTTTCCGACCACTCAGCGCTTTTAGCTTGTGGCTTTGTCATTATTTTGTCGATTGAGCTGCACCGGATCATTGCGCTACCTCCAAGTTTATCCATTCGGCACCAGCCACCCATTTATCAATAGCGGCTTGCTGTTCTTCGTTAAATTCAATTCGAGCCTTAAGCGTTTCTATTGAAAGCTCACTATTAGCAATTTTTAGCATCGACTCATTTAGTCCAGCGTTGCTAATTTGCCGTTTAGCTGCCGGCTGCGGATTTACTTCTTTTTCTGCTGGTTTAGCTTGAACAATTCTTTCGGCCTCATCTTCGTCATAGATGCCGCCAAAGCCAAAGGCAATGCGGGCGCATTGGATCATCGCTTTATGGCGTAGCATTCGCTTTGGGTGTGTTTTCCAAGGCTGCACATTATCGCGGCGGCACTCGCTCATATACTCGGTTACGGCGGTTGGGTGTGATCGGTCTTTGCGATATATTTTGCATGTACACGATTCATCATCTTGCACAAATTCCATGCCGTCAAAGTTTGAATTACCGTTAATAATTCTAGCCCATCCATCAACACCTACGACTGGAACGATTCCATTCTGGCGATCAGGAAATGCGTAGATTTCTTTAGTCCATGGATTTAGACCGTACTGCTCTGCAACGATCAAAAGCGCTGCCATTTGGCTGTCACCTACCTGCCCACGGAAAGCCGTTTCCTTCAATGTTTCGACAAGCTCTCGCCCGTCAACACCAAGATTTAATC